TCTTCTAATACTGGTGATTCTGCTTCTTGTACTTCTGCTTCCGGCTGTACTTCTTTTTGTTCTTCTGTGGCTCCGGTGTTTTCATCGCTTCCCACCACTCCTGCTGGGTCAGCTGTTGTTTCTTCAGTTTCATTGGTTTGTTCTTCAGTTTTTTGGACTGGTGGATTATCTAAGTCTACTTTATAGACTTCAGGCTCTTCAGAACCTAAATTTACTTTAGTTACTTCCATAATAAAATTTTATAAAATATTAAAAAATAGTAGATTAAAGGTTTTCTAACCCCGCTCCACCTGTTACTATATCATTACCTGATGATTCAAACTTTTTAATCTCTTGCCCCTTGTTTTTCATATCAGCTATCTTTTCACGCGACTGTCTTTCACTGTACTGTAATTGATAGTTTAAATTAAACTCAAGTTGCATAAGCTCTTTTTTAATTTCAGCTTCTCTTTCTAAATACTGAATTTTTAAGTTGTTTCTATTTTGTTCTAACTGAGCGTCTGTTTGAGCTTTAGCTTGATTTTTCTGTACCTCAGCTTGTGCTGCGGCTTGCTGAGCTTGCGCGTTTGCTTGAGATTGAGCTTGTATATTTTGTTGTTGCATCAACTGATCTTTCTCTTGCTTTTTCTTTTTCTTTACTTTAAGTAATTGATTTGCGAGTTTTATATTCCTTATTTCTCTAACATCTATAGCATCGTCTAAGTCTATTAAACCTTGACTCAATGCTACTTGAATATTATTTTCAAGCATAGCTTTTTCTTCTTCATCGGGTGCTAACTCTATAAATATACCAAAATCGTGAAGATGAAGTTCTTTTAATTCTTCAAGTGTTGCTACATTATGAGAACCTATAGCTCTAATAAAAGCCTCTTTAGTAGGTGAATACTCCACAATGTCAGATATTCTAAGCGATAAACACTCTGCAGCTTCAGCTGTTAAATAAAGCATAGACTGCAATATATGCCTAGTAGCAGTATTACTATTTGCTGCCGCTAATTTCTGTACACCAACTAAAGCGTTTTTATCTGGCATACTACCATCTCTAGCTTCATTAAGTCCGGTAACATCACGTATCATTTGTAAATAATAGTTGTATGTAGCTATTAAAGTTTGAAGTTTATTACCGCCACTACCGTTTTGTATTTGTTGTATTGGTACTTTACCAGGATTCATATCACCTTCAGAAGTAAACGATCTACCAATAACCGAGCCTGTTTGGAAGAACATGTTTAAAGCTTCTCGCGGATTATAGTTTGTACCATTACCTAAGTCTATTTCAGCTAAGCCATCAGCATCTAAGTATACACCGTCAGGCACCATACGATTCATTACTTGTTGAATCTTCAAGTGTGTTAACTGTATAGTGTCTGCAAAACCTGTTATTCTACCGACAAGAGATTGGATCCTACCGTCATACATCCTAGGTGCAACAATATTGTAGTTCATTTTAACTTTACCAAAATCAGACTTAGACCTCATCATATTAGAAGCCATCTCCCATTTTAATAACTTATCTGTACCTAAAACTAAAACGCCTTCATACATTACTTCAACAACACGGTCTAATCTAGAAAAATCTCCATCCATGTCTTCAGGAGGATTAAACGTATCATCTTTCTTTATAACTTTATCAGCGCCTGTACCAGTTTTCTTTACTTTATAAACATCATTTGCATTTGTTTTAAAATTAAAGTACAAAACTGTAACTTCATTTTTTCTTTGTCTTATAACAGAATCAACATAAGAAGTTGATTTATTTAATATCTCTTCTATTTCTGATTCAGTTAAATTAGGAAACTCTTTTACAAGTTCATTTATAGGAACTGTTTTTACTTCACCTACATAATATATATCTTCAAAATAAGGTGAGTCACTGTAAGAATAAACTAAGTTAGCAGGGTCAACATATTCTACTTGAGCACCATCGCTATAGTTAAAACTAGTCTTAGTAGCGCCTATACCTATTGTAACTAAATCATACAGAGCTCTTCGCTTAATTAAATCATAGTCACATCCTTCAAACAAAGTATTTATAGCTTGTTCTTCAGCTATTTCAATAGCTTGTTTATAACTAAGTTGCATATGAAGAGCTAATTCTTCTTCGCTATCAGGTAAAGTCTCTTTGTTGTTTTCGTATATATTCATACCAAAACCTTGCTGTACCATCTCGTTGTACTCTCTAGCTTGAATATCTTTTAACATAGACTCCATGTACTCAGTCCTTTTGCTGGTACCGCTAGGATCTTGAGAATAAGCTTTTACTTCGTAACTTCTTTGAGACATTCCGTTTACTACAATATCTACAAATTTAGGTATTATAGGCACAGGCTTCCAGTCTAAATTTAAATAGCTTAAGTCACCGTTTATAGATAACTCGTTTTTATATTTTTCTATAGACTGTTCACCTCTAGCATAAAGTCTTAAGTTATGAAAATTATTCATTGAATCTCCATATCTACTGCGTTGACCATAACCTTCTTTGTATCTAGACGTTTTACCGCCAAACCATTCTGACTGTATAGCTCTAGCTACTTTAAGACCATACTCTTGAGTCATTTTTTCTAGATCACTAACTGCTTGAGAAGGAAAGTAATCAGAGCCACTCGCGTACGCCATAATTTATTGTTTTATTATTTTAGATGATATTCCTTTATTGTTATATCTAGATATACTTATACCTAGTGGTTGTCTTTTAGTTTCTGGGTTTGGTCTATATAAATGTCTATTACAAGCCATTATAGCTAAGCCGCTACTAATAGAAGCATCATGCTTAGTTCTTTTGTTTATATCAAATTTACTCCAATCATTTAGCGTTTCGTTAAAATACATAGTACCATATGTACCATCTTGAAGTAAACCTACATGATCATTAATATACATTTCAATAGCGGCAGCATGCGCCTGCTTTATATCTTCACTAGAGTTTGGCATACCTCCAACTTCTTTTTCTGTAGTAGATAATTTATTCCATATTTTATCTGGTCTGTTCATGCTAAAACCTCTATAACCTCTACGTCTTAAATAGTAAAGCAGTCTAGGTTTATTGTTTTCTGCAAGTATTGGCATGCCGTAAAATACTAAAGACATAAGCACATCTTCAAAAAATATCTCTGCAGTTTGCGGTCTAGCTATATATTCTAAAAAGAAAGTATTAGCTGGAGCATCTTCCATACTAAACTTAGTTAATCCGTGCAATGCACCTTTAGATCCTTTATTATCAACAGTGCCACTTATATCGTAGCTATCACAACCAAAAGCCCCTACGTGTTCATTGCCAGGATATTTAACACCATTTTTTAATATTACGTTGTTCTGCATATTACCGTTAGGTACCCAGCTAACTTTAAATCTACCGTTTGGATCTGGATTAAAAACTACTTGTGTGTCTTTAACACCGTTAATCCATTGAAAGTTACCTATAGTTAATACAGATGAATTTTTATTTCCTTCATTGTAATCAACTTGCTCGTAGATTTTAACAAGATTAAATAAAGAGTTTTTCGTTTCATCTCTAAACGCATGCTCTTCTGTTCTAGGAAATTGTCTGTAAAACTCATTAAGTGCATCTTGATCATCTTTTAAACCTTCAACTTCATTGTTCCAATAGTCAACAACGCCTATATCTATTAATTCACCATGCGGTCCTCGGACATCATTGTTTGATGTATCAAAAACTGGAAGTCCGAACTCGTCAATAAATCCTTCATAGTTCCACTCCATTGGGATAAACAAAGAATATAAACCACTCTTTGTCTGACCATTTCTATTTCTCTTCGTAACATTGGAGTCATTGTAAAGCTTTTTAAAATTATCACCACCTTTATCTAAAGCATTTGAAGTTGATCCCATCATACACTTACCTACTATTCTACCACCTAACCTTAAACAAGTTTTAGTTACTCGCCAGTTGTTGAGTATGTTATCTGGCCTCTCCCACTTACCACTTTCATCATGCACTAGCAACGCTAGCTTTTCACCATCATAACTGTTATCACCAGTATTCTTCCAGTCAATAGTAGTATCAAGTCCTTGCATATCATCTTCGGCTTCTGTCTCACGCATCTTGCGGCGTGTAAATTTTTTAGCTGGTATACGATAAGCTAGCTCTGACTTAGGTCGATCCATACCATCTTGTATAGGCTTAAAGAAAAACGGATAGTTAATACTTATAGGTACTATCTTATCCGTAAACATTTTCTTTGCGTCAGCTCCGCTTTTAGACAATACCCCAAATCTACTATCACTTGCTAGAGTGGCTAAGTTAACGGTTTCAGCCGAACTCATGAACGAAAAACCAGATCTTCTATTTTTTAAATAGCACATGCCATAGCAACGCTGGTCTGCCTTACAAGCTTCCCAGAATATAAAAAACAACCTATTAGCCTCTCTAAAGTCTGGTGCACCTACATCTATTTTACTCCATTGTAAATAAGTATAGTAGCTACCTGTTAAATAAGTTGGAACGCCGTTATTAGTAAACCAAAAACCATTTTCTCTTCTATCAAACTCTTGATCTATATAACTGTAATGCTTTTCTTTAAAATCTTTAGGATAATCTTCCCAGTCAAATCTAGTTTTTATTTTAGCAAAAGCATTAGGTATTTGAAACTTATGCCACTTTTGTTCTGACTTTTTATTAGAGCATTTATATATATTCTTAGGTGCTTTAGGTAGAGCTATGTTTAAACCTTGTATTTGTACTATATCACCTATTTGGCCAGACTTAGATATAACTACAACATCGCTTTGCTTATCGTAACCATACTCCCACTTCTTACCTTTATTAAGCCTGTTTATGGTGGTTAACTTTACTGGCTCTACTATTTTATATAACGACTGCTCGTACATTACTTACTTCTACCTTCTGCAAAACCTTGAAACTTAGGTTTAGCACTTTGTGGTTTATCTAAATCATTTAATATTCGCTCTTCATCTTCGATGCGAGTTAGTATTTCAAACGCATCGAATATAGCTAGCTTTTTTGTAGCTGCTGCATTTTTAAGTCTGTCAGCAGATATATCATCATCTGAGTCTACAATAGGTTCTTCAGCTACTTTAATTAATTCTTCAACAGCTTTGCGCCCAGCTTGGATTATATTCTTCTTCGTCTCCTTTGTATTCATATTCAATTGTAATAAAACTATTCATAACTCTGTATAATCTTTCACCATCTACAACAAACTCGTACTCACTACTAGGCCTAAAACCTACTAACTGTGTAGGTAAAAACGTACCATCAGAGTATTTAACAACACCCATTAAAGGTACTTCTTGATCTAAGCTATATTTGTTTTTTGATTTTAAAGGTTTAACGAACGTAAACCCAGGCATAGCGTTCCACGTATTATTTCTATAATACATATACACTTGATCTTCAGAAACTAAATACTGATCT